GGCAAACATTAGCGATTTTAAAGCACAACTGATTGGTGGCGGAGCTCGTCCCAACCAGTTTAATGTTCAATTAACATTCCCAGCATTCGTACAAACTGGTGCGGCTGTAGGTTTAAGTTCACAGTTCTTATGTAAAGCTACTACATTACCAGCTTCTACAGTAGAGAACATGCAGATCTTATACAGAGGCCGTCAAGTTAACTTTGCAGGTGAAAGAGCATTTGCTCCATGGACAGTAACGATCTATAACGATACAACGTTCTTGATCAGGGATGCTATGGAAAAATGGTCAGATGGTATCATGAACAACGCACAAACAAACGGTCTTACAAACCCACGAGCTTATCAAGTTGACTTAATAGTTAATCAATTAGATCGTAACGGCGCAACAATCAAGTCATATAAGTTCCATGATGCGTATCCTACATCAGTGGGCCAAATTACACTTGACTATGATGCTAACAATCAAATTGAAATGTTCGACGTTGAGTTTAACTACAACTACTGGACTTCTAATACTACAGTCGGTACTAGCGCTTTCGGCGTTAATGCTTCTGTAACTACACCAGTAGGTACATTCCCATTACCAATCTAATTGGCGGGAAATTAATATTATAAAGGTTATATAATGCAAATATTTGGATTTGAAATAAACCGTGCTGAGAAAGACAAGAGAAAGATAAGACCTGGAGCTGAGGTTGTTACCCCAGCTCCTGATGATGGTTCCACGGTAATATCTACACTAGGAGCTGCAGCTGCCTACTACGGCATGACTGTAGACCTTGAAGGTGTTATCAAAAATGAGAACGACTTAATCCGTCGTTATAGGGAGATCTCCCAATACGGCGACTGTGATAATGCCGTGGAAGACATTGTTAATGAAGCTATCGTAGCTAATTCAGACGAAGCTCCTGTAGAGGTAGTACTAGATGATGTAAACTTATCTAGTTCTGTAAAGAAGATGATACAGGCAGAGTTTGATGAGATACTTAAGCTTTATAAGTTTGGTACAAAAGGTCACGATATATTTAGATCTTGGTATGTGGATGGTAGGCTTTACTATCACATACTATTAGATGAAGAGAACCTTAAGAACGGTATTCAAGAACTACGTTTCATTGATCCACGCAAGATCAGACGTATCAAGAATATCAAGAAAGGTAAGAACGATAAGGGTATCGACGTCGTAGTAGGCATAGAAGAGTTCTATATCTATAACGATAAGGGTATCAACGAGAATACAAGTCAAGGCGTTAAGTTATCGATTGATTCGGTAATCTACTGTCCTTCAGGACTGATCGATGCTAACTCTAACTCAATGTTAGGTTACCTACATAAAGCGATCAAACCTGTAAACCAATTAAAGATGATCGAAGATGCTCTAGTTATCTACAGGGTATCGCGAGCACCTGAAAGACGTATATTTTACATTGACGTAGGTAACTTGCCAAAGCTTAAAGCTGAGCAGTACGTCAATGATATCATGAACAAGTATAGAAATAAAGTTGTCTACGATGCAGCCACTGGCGAGATACGAGACGACCGTAAACACCTCTCTATGATGGAAGACTTTTGGATGCCTCGAAGAGAAGGTGGAAAAGGTACTGAAATCACTACCCTTTCCGGCGGTCAAAACCTCGGTCAGATCGAAGACATACAATATTTCCAAAATAAACTATATCAATGCTTGAATGTACCTATTGGAAGGTTACAATCACAAGAAGGTTTTAGTCTTGGTAGAACTACAGAAGTAACAAGAGATGAGATCAAGTTCAATAAGTTCATTGAACGCGTTAGACGTAAGTTCTCTGTGTTGTTTGCTGAAGCTCTTAGGGTACAATTGATTGCAAAACAGATCATTAGACCAGATGAATGGCCATTGATCGTACAAGATATACGGTTTGACTTCCAAGAAGACAACCACTTTGCAGAGTTAAAAGAAGCCGAGGTGCTGTCTAATAGGATCAGTACGTTAAGCCAGATACAGCCATATATTGGTACGTTCTACAGCATGGAGTTTGTAAAACGTCATGTACTCAAGCAGTCTGAAGAAGAGATTGAAGAGATAGAGAAACAGATTAACGCAGAACAAGAAGAGATTCAGGCCATGATGGCTATGCAAAACGGTGTTCCAGTTGATAGTGGAATGGGCGCAGGTCCAACCGCACCATCACTACCACCACCAAATAAAACTAAAGGAGAAGTATAATGTCACAAGGCGTACAAGACTTAATTCAAGCTATCGATTCTGGTGATTCACAAGCTATCGATGCAGCGTTTCAAGCAGAAATGGCTACACGTATCTCTACAAGACTAGAAGATATGAGAGTTAACGTTGCTAAGGGTATGTTTGCAACAGAACAATCAGAACAAGAAGCAGAAGTTGTTGAAGAGGAAGTAGAACTCTTTGCAGAAGAGATCGATACAGATGAATTAGCATCTATCATCGAGTCTTTAACAGACGAAGACTTCGAAGGTCTTGATGAAGAGAATACTCTTGAACTAGAAGAAAAATACGAAGGCTTTGCAAAGCTTAAAGGTGAACTAGCTCATAAAGCTGGTGTTAAGAATCCTGGTGCTTTAGCAGCAGCAATCGGCCGTAAAAAATACGGTAAAGAAAAATTCCAAAAAGCTGCCGCAGCTGGCAAGAAGATGGGTCATGAGTAAACTAGACGCATCACAGTTTGACGCTTCTTTATTAGAAGCAGCAATGAAGGTTAAGAAGGAGTCAGCATATAACCCTACATGCTCTATGAACGACTTACAAGCAGAACCAAGCGGCTCTAAGGGAGATGCGATGCCATCTACGTCTTTAAACATTGCCTATGAGAGCAAGAAGAAAAAGATGAAGAAGGAAGGCGTGTTTGGAGATCAGGAAGTTAATCCTGGTGGTCCAGCTCAGTATCATAAAGAAGAGACAGAAAAGTCATTCGATGCTAAGAAGGATGCTCGTATGTCAATCAACCAGTTAAAGAGTGTACTACATAACACCACTGAGTTGCTTGCTATGATCAAGCCTGATGATCTATTGCCTGAATGGGTAGAAACAAAGATCACGTTAGCTGAAGACTATATGGTTACATGCAGCAACTTTTTACGTTCAGATAGAACAAAATAATGCAATACGGAAGCTTTCTTAAGGCCTTAACTGGCACTACTGCTAGAGTCCACTCATACGGACACCTTATTGAGCAGGCATCCAACGGTAAGATCCTTATCGATGGTGAGAAGACTTCTTTTACAGATTTAGAGGAAGCAAGACAATACATTAAGACAAAACATACGACAAGAAACATAGAAGAGCAAATTAAGACAGAACTATACGAAGACATATCAGATAACAAGATAGCAAACATTATTAAAGAATATTACGATGTAAAAGTAACAGATACTTTAATAGAGTCATACGTAGATTTTGCTTCCTCTAAACAATTTACTGTAGACCCTGTCGTAAGAGATATTAGAAATCTTAATAAGTTTGATAAGATCGTAGAAGGTAAGATCGACTACAAATTGGAAGATGGCACAATTATTGCTATCAATGAGACTACTCAAGATAAGTTGGCTGAGTTGTTTCATGATGAACAAGAAATCATTGAGCACATGAGAGAAAGCAAAGAAAACTTTATCGATGTGCTTAAACAAATCGGAGAATAAGAATGGCATTAGATTACTACATTGTAAAGAATTCAACCAAAGAGGTTGTAGTTCAAGTTAACGGGGCAAATGATAGCTTAGGTATTGCGTTAAATACATTAGCTTCAGCTGATCAAGTACTTGGAGCTTCTGGTGCTACAGGCTATATGCCACCAGCAGTTAACTTAGCTTCAGTCATCAGTTCAGGTAATTTAAACTCCTCAGTGGTTATTAACCGCGGTGCAACTGGTGCTACTGGTCATCTAGTCTTTGCTGGATCACCTGAAAATTCTCCAACCATCCAATTTAACCAATATGGTTTTACTGCTAAAGCAAACAACACAAACGACATTGAAGTTATTCATGGTGGTGCAACTGGTGCTAATGTAACCACATGGTTAGTACTTCATAAACAAGAAGGTTACTTCTCTAAAGTTGAGTACGAAAAATATGGTGAGTACGATGATGAAACTAAAGTCGGTGCTCAAAACATTTCTGGAAGTCCTGGAGCTTAAGAGTGGTAACAACATAGTTGCTATGCATCGTTGGCATTTTAATAACTGCAAGCATAAAGGAGAATTAAAATTAAGCTAATTAAAGAACATACCGAAGAGGTTAAGTACTTAGTTGAAGAGAAACTAGGTAAAGGTAAAGAATACTTCATTGAAGGTGTATTCCTTCAATCGAACTTAAAGAATCGTAACGGCCGTATCTATCCAGTAGAGATACTTGATGGTGAGGTAAAACGATATAACGATGAGTATGTCAATAAGAATCGTGCNTTTGGTGAGTTAGGTCATCCTGATTCNCCTACGATNAACCTTGACAGGGTGTCTCATATGATTAAAAAGCTTCANCGAGAAGGTGATAACTTCATTGGTAAAGCTAAGATCATGGATACACCATATGGTAAGATAGTGAAGTCACTTATCGATGAAGGAGCTAGACTTGGCGTTAGTTCCAGAGGTATGGGATCACTAGATCGTAAAGGTGATGTTTCTTATGTAGGTAAAGATTTTACTTTAGCGACAGCCGCTGATATAGTTGCTGACCCGTCCGCCCCAAATGCTTTCGTTGAGGGTGTCATGGAGTCTAAAGAATGGGTTATGGTCGATGGAAAATTTGTGGAGAAAGACTTGCGAGAAGCACAAGCATTTATTAGAAAAGCTTCAAGCAAAAATTTACAAGAGGCAAAGATTAGAGCATTCCAATCATTCCTCGCGAAAATTAAATAACTATAAATAATAGTATATCTTAAAAAGATACACAAATTTAGGAGATTAAGATGTCAATCGAACAAAAAATTGCACAAATCTTAGCTGAATCAAGAGCTACAGATAATGCAGAAGAGTTAAATGAGGACAATGTTGTGACGAAACATGCTGCAGCGGGTGACCAAGCAGTTATTCGTCCACATGGTTCAGTGCCAAATGGTGGTGAAACACCTAACGAAGCTAACGCTAAAAACAATGTAGAAGACGAAGATCCAGCTGCAGAAGCTACTTCTAAGAAACCTAACGTTGTTACAGCTAAGGCTGAAGCAGGTGATCAAGCAGTTATCCGTACAGCTAAGGATTCTATCCCAGCTCACGCACCTGGCCATGCAGTTAATTTTAAAGAAGATATGGATGCTTTATTCAACGGTGAAGAACTTACTGAAGAGTTTAAAGACAAAGCAACTACTATCTTCGAAGCAGCAGTTATGACTCGTATTAACGAAGCCATGACTACTATTGAAGAAGAATTCGAAGCTCGCCTCCAAGAGGAAGCAGCAAAGAATCAAGAGGGTCTTGTTGAAAAAGTTGATGGATACCTCAACTACGTAGTTGAGCAGTGGGTTAAACAAAATGAAATCGCCCTTGAAAGTGGTATGAAGTCTGAAATCTTAGAAAGCTTTGTAAGCGGTATGAAAGGTTTATTCGAAGAGCACTATATCGATGTTCCAGAGGAAAAATTCGATGTGTTAGGTGCACAAGAAGAAACTATCGCTGAATTACAAGCTAAGCTAGACGAACAAGTTGCAGCTAACGTTGAGATGGCTAAAGCCCTTAACGAATCCGCTAAAAACGAAATCGTTGCTGATGCTTTAGATGGTTTAACAGAAACTGATAAAGAAAAATTCGTTGGCTTAGCTGAAGAATTAGCTTTTGAAGATGCTGAATCATTCTCTAAGAAAGTTCAGGTAATTCGTGAAAATTATTTCACAAACAAGGCAACATCAACATTAGTTGAGTCAGTTGTGACAGATACTCCAGTTGAACCATTAACAGAAGAAAAAGCTGTTAATCCTTCAATCAAGAGATATATGTCCGTACTCAATAACATTAAATAAGGAAAACAAAATGACAATTCGTCAAGACTTAGTAAAAAAATGGGAGCCGATTTTAGAGCATAGCTCACTCCCAGAAATCAAAGATAACTACCGTAAGGAAGTTACTGCGATTCTTTTAGAAAACCAAGAACGTGAAATGCAAAAAGGCGCTGAAGCTCTTTTCGAAGCTGCTCCTAGCAACTCTGGTGGTTCTGGTATTGGTTTAGGTGGTGCTGGTGCTTCTACTGGTACAGTATCTGGTTTCGACCCAGTACTTATCGCTTTAGTACGTCGTGCTATGCCACAAATGATCGCTTACGATATCGCTGGCGTTCAACCAATGACACAACCTACTGGTC